AAGAACTCGCAGAACTAGAAGCAAAAACATCAAAAGGATTTGGAACAAAATGACAGTAAAACTTATTAGCGTAACTCCAGATGCGGAAAAAACGATGGCTTATGTTGCCAGAGTTTCTAATCCAAACAATCAGGAAAATGATAATTATTCTGGTCTTCTGAAGTATTGTATTAAACATAATCACTGGTCTGTGTTTGAGCAGGCTCACATGACTCTTGAAGTTGAGACTAACCGTGGTATAGCAGCTCAAATTTTGAGGCATAGATCTTTTACCTTTCAAGAGTTTTCGCAGCGTTATGCTGATGCCAACCTATTGGTAGAACATATTCCCATTCCTGAACTTCGCCGCCAAGATACGAAAAATCGTCAGAATTCGATTGATGACATTTCTGATTATGTAAAACTCAAATTGCAGGGTGAAATCTCCGAGCATTTCATTGCCGCCAATGCCCTCTACAAGCGCCTTCTAGAGGCAGGGGTAGCAAAGGAGTGTGCAAGGTTTGTACTGCCCTTGGCAACGCCCACACGCATCTATATGACGGGTTCTTGCCGCAGTTGGGTACACTACATCAATCTTCGTTCGGCAAATGGTACTCAAAAGGAGCACATGGACGTTGCACTTGCATGTAAAGAAGTCTTTAAGGAACAATTTCCTTCAGTCTCACAGGCTCTAGAGTGGGTCTAAATAAAATATCTTGATTTTATAACTTATGGCGATTTATCCAATTATTCATAAAGAAACTGGTGAAACTAAAGTAATTGAAATGAGCGTTCATGATATTACTCAATGGTATAATGATAATCCTGAATGGCAAAGAGATTGGTCGCAAGGATGCGCTACTCCAGGTGAAGTAGGTGAGTGGAAAGACAAACTTATCAGTAGAAATCCAGGGTGGAACGATGTTCTCGCCAAGGCAGGTAAGTCTCCTGGTTCAACAGTAAAAAAAATCTAATCAATTATGGCAAGAAGAAAAAGAGGTAATATTGACCAACCAATCGGAGTTGGTCTTACTACTCGTCAGATGAAAAGAAGAAAACCTTTAAATCAAGAGTATCTTTTAGAGATTGAACCGTTAACTGATAATCAAAAAAATTTATTTGAATCTTATGCAAAGGGAAGACATATTGTTGCATATGGGTGTGCTGGAACTGGTAAAACATTCATTACACTCTACAATGCTCTTTGTGATGTTTTAGATGAAAAGACACCATACGAAAAAATTTATCTAGTTCGCTCTCTTGTCGCCACTCGTGAGATTGGATTTCTTCCTGGAGATCATGATGATAAGGCAGATATTTACCAAATTCCTTATAAGAATATGGTGAAGTACATGTTCCAGATGCCAAGCGATAGTGAATTTGAGATGCTTTATGGAAATCTCAAGTCACAGGAAACTATTAAGTTCTGGAGCACCTCTTTTCTTCGTGGAACTACTCTTGATAAGTCTATTGTTATCGTAGATGAATTCCAAAATTTGACATTTCACGAACTTGATAGTATTATTACAAGAATAGGTGAAGACAGCAAAATTATGTTTTGCGGAGATGCCACTCAGTCAGACTTGCTAAAAACAAATGACAGAAATGGTATCATTGATTTTATGAAAATTTTAAGGTCTATGCCTTCTTTTGATGTTATCGAATTTGGTGTAGAAGATATTGTCCGCTCTGGACTTGTCAAAGAATATATCATTGCAAAAATGGATGCTGGTTTTTAATGTTTAAACATGTTGACTTGGAATTACCTCAACTCGAAAGAGAAACAATTGATGGGGTAAGATACTATAAAGTTCCTGATGATGGAGAATTACTAAAACTAGTTTCAATTACTTCGGTAACTAGTCATAAAAATCGGCAGTTTTTCGCAAAATGGCGTAAAAGGATCGGTGAGGAAGAAGCAGATAAAATTACCAGACAAGCAACCAGTCGTGGAACTGATATGCACAATTTGGTAGAAAACTATTTGCATAATCGAGAACTTCCAACAGTTCAACCTCTTCCAGATTTTCTTTTTAAAATTGCAAAGAAAGATTTAAAGCGCATAAATAATATTCATGCTCTTGAAGGTTCTCTTTACAGCAAACAATTAGGAATTGCTGGAACCGTAGATTGTATTGCCGAATTTGATGGCGAACTATCAATAATCGACTTTAAGACCTCTAAAAAACCAAAACCACGAGAGTGGATTGAACACTATTTTGTTCAGTGTATGGCATATGGATGTATGCTATATGAAATAACTGGTATTCCAGTTAAAAAACTTGTAATCATAATGGCTTGTGAAAATGGAGAATGCACCGTCTACGAAGAATACGACAAATCAAAGTACATCAAACTACTCGCCAAATATATTAGAGAGTTTGTTGAATCTAAACTTATCGAATATGAATGAACTAGAACAAGCAATAGAAAGTAAATTTCTCACACCATCCAAGTTTGCCTTGGAGATTGAGAAAATAGTTGCCGAAGAAAATTTAAATTATATTGATGCGATTATTCACTATTGTGATGTTAATACGCTTGAGGTTGAATCTGTAACAAAACTCATTTCAAAACCTCTGAAAGAAAGATTAAAGTGGGACGCAATTCGTCTTAACTTTATGAAAAAAACTTCGAAGGCAAAACTTCCACTATGAGTCCTTTTGAGACCTACCAAACTTATCTTTCGATGAAAAGTCATTTTACGAATAGTAAATATGACTTTTTTAAATATGGAGGCAAATCACGAGCTACCGTAACTTCATTCAACAAACGTAAGGATAAGTATTGGTTTGAAAAAACTAGTCGTAAATATTCGGATAAGGAAGTCGTAGATTTTCTTCTTTCAAATTTCGTATCAGTAGATAACCCACAAAATTTATGGATTGGAGAAATTATCAATTCTGGAGAAAGGACTTACGCAGACTGGATGCGAAGACAACAGAGTTTGACTTACTTGTTCAAAGAACAGTCGGAAGAATTGTTCTTACAAACAAAATTAGAAGATGCCTTGACTTGCTCCAAAGGGCATCCACCAATTCTAAAAAAGTTCCTGAGCGGGAATATTAGTCTGGAAACACTAGTCATATATGATAAAATATTCCTGTTCGGGAACAAGTTTGATAAGAAACTTTTAGACCCAGTGTGGGAAACCGTAAGTTTGAAAATCAAGAAGTACAAACCATTTCTAAATATTGACGTGTTCCAATTTAAAAAGATTTTAAGGGAAATTATCAATGAGTAATTTTTTTGATTCTGATATTATTCAAGAAGAACTGAAAGAAATTAATAAATTACAAGAAGAGATTTACGGAAGTATTCTCACTTTTGGTATGATGGATCGTGATACTAAACTGGAGCACATTGAAAAATTACAAATACTATTAGAAAAACAACGTATAATGTACACAAGATTGTCTCTTTCGAATGATCCTGAGGCAATTGAAATGAAAGAAAACCTACGTAAATCAGTATCCTTGATGGGATTTCCCCCAGATACTGATATGCAGACATTGTTTAACAGTATGACTAAAACTATTGAATCTCTCAAGCAATACGTTGACCTTTGAGAGAATCCTTGCTATAATATCCAAGTAAATCCCCCGAATCCAATTTATCCGAGGTAATCCAAATGTCATTTGCTGACCTTAAAAAGCAATCTAAACTGGGCTCTCTGACCGCCAAACTGGTCAAAGAAGTTGAAAAAATGAATACTAATAGCGGTTCTAGTGATGACCGCATCTGGAAACTGGATGTAGATAAGAGCGGCAATGGTTATGCCGTTATCCGTTTCCTTCCTGCTCCGAATGGTGAAGACCTGCCATTCGTGAAACTCTACAGTCATGCATTCCAAGGTCCTGGTGGTTGGTATATCGAGAATTCTTTGACCACTACTGGTCAAAAAGACCCAGTGTCAGAACTTAATTCTGAACTCTGGAATAATGGTACTGATGCTGGTAAAGAAATTGCTCGTAAGCAAAAGCGTAAACTGACTTACGTGAGCAATATCTATGTCGTCAAAGACCCTGCCAATCCCGAAAACGAAGGTAAGGTCTTCCTCTTCAAGTATGGTAAGAAAATCTTTGATAAGATTTCTGAGGCAATGCAACCTGAGTTTGAGGATGAGACTCCTATCGATCCGTTTGACTTCTGGCAAGGTGCAAACTTCAAACTGAAGGCAAAGAATGTTGCTGGTTATCGTAACTATGACTCCAGTGAGTTTGCCTCTCAGGGTGCTCTGCTGGATGATGATGGAGCAATGGAAGAAGTCTGGAAGAGGCAATATTCTCTTGCCGAACTTGTTGCTGCCGACCAATTCAAGTCTTATGATGAACTGAAGAAGCGCCTTGAGTATGTTCTTGGTTCTAAAGGTTCTCGTCGAGTTGATGAGGAAGTTGATGATGAAGATGATACTCGTGGTTCTGCCCGAGAACTTACTGAAGACCTTCGTACTGAACTCAGCAATCTGAAACCGACTCGCCGACCTGCGGTTGAAGAAGATGAGGATGATGATGCTCTGTCCTACTTTGCCAAGTTGGCAGAAGACTGATTCTATGATATGATGGGGGAGTCAACTCCCCCTTTTTAATGAGTTCTTTCCTCTAAATATTGGCGGACTGCAAGGTGTAATAATTTTTACAGGATTACCAGTACCAGAAATTGCAAAAGGCGCTTTTGGACTTGAAAGAAATGAACAACAAGGACTTTTCGAACTCTCAAGACTCTGTATTCATCCACAAACTCAACAGGGCGAGTATAATATCACTTCTTGGTTCGTTTCAAAAGCGATTAGACAGTTACGAAAAGATACTGAAGTCAAAGCGATCATTTCATACGCCGATTCTGATTTTCATGGTGGCACAATCTATAGGGCTTGTAATTTTAAGTACTGCGGTCTTACAGATGCAAAGAAAGATTTCTATTATGCAGACGGCACCAAGCATTCACGCGGAAAAGTAAAAGGTGCCGAGGGAGAATGGAAAGAACGCTCCCGCAAGCACCGTTATGTTATGATGTTTGATAAGAGTCTAGAACTCTTATGGTAATGTATTTTTAGTATTTTCTGTTTTAACTAGTTTTGGATTTACATATTGGGATGACTTGTCATAATTCATAATTTTTCTTATATCATTCAAGAATTGTTGTAGATATGATTTTTTTAAAACGTAGATTGATCCCTTTTCATCATTTTTTCTAGTTTCATATTCATAGTTACTAATACCAACTACTGGATTTAAAGTTTGTATTATACTATCATAAATTTTATCTGGATTGGGGATTGTAAAATCTTTATCAACTACTTTTCCAGAAGGTAAAATTAAACGACCCTGGGAATCTTTGACCTCAGTAGTTTCATAAAATTTTATGCTATTTAAATTCTCAACTCCATACTTGTCAACAGAAAAATTGTAAAGTTCTCTATTCGATAATGGCCATTCATTTCTAACATTCACAATATTTGCAGTTAATAAAACAACCCAATCTAAATCTGCCCTACCATAAAGTTCTTCTGCGACCAAATCTGGACGATATCCTTCTGGAATCTGATACTTATTGAAAATCGTAACGACATTTTGTAGGTCATCACGTAATTTAACTCTACGGAATAAATTCTTAACTCTTATGTAAGAATCTGATCCATTTTTTTCTAAGAGAAAGGATTGATAATCTATCTCTGGAAGTTCTCTGAAGTATCCCATTAGTAACCTACTCCTACGTCTGAATCTTGATAATCTTCGAAGTATATTGGGTTAACTTCTTGGAAAGTTAATGTAAGTTTCATGTGAACTGGAGTTGAGTCACTATAGACAGAATATGTACCCGATCCAGTGTAATTAACACCCATTCCTTTCATTGCCATTGGTTTAAATTTATTCAAGAATGGATGGGGTTTTCCTCCAGATTTGTATTCAAGTACAAATATATCTGGAGCACTTATGAAAAGTCCAGCACCAGTAGCAGTTCCTGATGAACTTCTTGGTGCCATTCCTTTTTTAAAAGTTCTGATAATGTCCTTAACAACTTTTGCCTCATCAGGACTTTTTGGTGCAAAATCAAAATTAAATGAAAATTCCCTCAGACCAACTCCCTTAAATAGAAGTTCTAGGTTTGGATTCAAGACTTGTCCAGTGGATCTTGACAATAAAGATGCAGCATCAACGTTTGAATTGAAAACCTGTACTAATTGTGCAGCAAAATACGATTGTGCTAGGTCTTGAGCATTTCCTGATGCAGCAGTGCTTTTAAGTGTTTCTAATATTTTGTTGATTCCAGTAGCAGCACCACTAAGAGGATTTCCTGATTTCATTCCCTCCATAGTTGCTGATACTGTAGCGGCTTCGAGTGCATTTAACCTGCTGTCACCCCATTCAACAGAATTGGAATCTTGTATATCCTGAGGCATTGGGAGAGTAATAATTGCAACTGGAGTCTTTATATTTGGACTTTCATTTAGTACTTGTGTCGTAGTTTTAAAGGAAACGTTGTTCTCGGCAATAGATTGAGTTCCGGGAGGTGTATATTTAACAACTCTAATTTCTAGATAATCATCAGATTCCTTTATAGCCTTATTTGGATATCTATAAGTAGGTATACCTGTTCCTCTTAAAGAAGGTGAGTTTGAATCAGAAGTTCTACTAACAGACGCGGCTCCTGACGTTTTCGACAGGTCAACTCCAGATTGTGATAATTGAAATCCAGTTATTGAATTAGCCATTAATAGTTTTCTAATTATTTAGACGAATTTTCGCATATGGAATACTTTTAACATCATCAACTTCCTCTGGTCTTATTTGATATACTCCTCCAGGTATTTCATCCCAGGTATATTGCCTTGGTTGATTCCAATGTAAATTAATTCCCCTAAATCCCCAATTAAATATACCGGTAACTGCAACAAGAGGATTCTGATCGTACTGTATTAGGGGTGTTTTTGGATTATATACAAATGTATAATAATTTCCTGGAATAACAGATTTAGTACCTTCATTCAATACGTTCAAAAGTTCTATCATTAAATCATCAGGATCTTCAATTCCAGATAAATCATCCAAAATTTGACGAACTCTATTAAGTTCGTTTGTTTCGCTTACTGGGTTCCCTGTTCTCTGCCTTAATGTTTTTCTTGGCATTAGTTAAGACCTAGTTCGTTTTCTGTAAGAATTTTAAACTCCCATTGGCGGTCATCACAAAATTCCTTTGCAGCTTGCCACTTTGCTTGATTCTTTGCATATTCAACCACTTCATAAACATAACCTTTTGTTATTTTCTTTTTCTTTTCTGGTTCCTTTGTCTGCTTTGCTGGTTTGATTTCTATAATATACTTCTTGATTTGTCCGTTTTGCTCTCTTACTTTGATATAAAAATCTGGAAAGTATCTGTGTACTCTATTGTCAATGGGTGAAACATATGGTAATGCAATTTCTTCACTACCCCATTCCAAGATATTTTCATTCAAATCACAGTATTTCATGAATTTTCTTTCCCATAAAGAACGATAGATGATATTTGTGGGATCACCTTTATATTTTTTTGGGAATGAGGGTGAATATTTTCCTTTATATGCCATCTAAATAATTACAATATTTCCATAATAGGTATTTAGAGTGCCAGTAAAGCCACGTAAAATATCTGATATTAAACCAATATTTACAAATCTAGCCCAGACTTCTCATTATGAAGTGCAATTTGGTGGTTTTCAAAAGGGACTTAGGGATCATTTAAGTAATCGAGGAGTTGATTCTAGATTTATTGGAGAAACTGTTGGATTACTTTGCAATTCTGCATCTCTTCCTGGGTCAACATTTGCAACTGCAGATATTACAGGAAATTATACTGGATTGATGGAGAAAGTTGCTCATACTAGGATATTCACTCCTATTGATTTAACTTTTTATGTTGATAAGGAATATAAAGTAATTAAATTTTTAGAGCACTGGATGGAATATATTTCCGGTGGTTCTGGTGTAGTTCCAACAACAAGTGATTATTTCTTTAAGATGCGTTATCCTGATGAATATAAA